CCGATGAGCAGCACCTGGTCGGCAAGCTCACCGATAGTCGGGCCGTCGAGCACCTGCAGCACGTTCGGGTCGAGCGTGCCTGCGATCTCGACGAGCTTGCCGATCACGTCCCCGATGCGGGTGATCTGGTCGGCCATCACATGCCCTCCGGCCGCAGGAACGGCTTGATGAGCTCGGCGGCCCGGGAAGGGATCGCGAACCCCTTCGGCACGCCGGAGGGGTCACCCACCGGAGTGGCGCCGCGCATCATGCCCTCGGTGGCCGTGTTCACGGCCCGGCCGCGCTGCGTCTCGTACAGGTGGCTGGCGATGATCTTGACCGCGAGCCGCAGTGAGGCGCCGTGCTCCCGCGCCCGGGCCGTCACGGTCCACAACCCCGTGACGATCCGGCCGCGGGCGACGACCTCGATCACGCCGGCCAAGTTGTTGATCCGGCGGGCCGGGACGTCGTACACGTTTCCGTCCGGGTCGGTGATCAGGCTCACCGACATCAGGTGGGTGTCGGGCAAGACCAGGGACCGGCCCGAGGGCCAGACCTGATAAGTCCGCTCCGCGGTGTCGAGCGGCCCGCACTTGTCGGACACGTTCTCCAGCGCCGCGTCCAGACACTCGTCGAGCGCGGCCTCAAGGTTCTCCTGCATGCTGCTGGGCAGCCGCATCCACTCCTTGAGGGCCGCGAGCGTGACGAACCGGGTGTCCTCCGGCGCCGGTTCGGACATGTCAGTCCTTGGTACCCGTCTCGTCGCCGTCGGCGTCGTCGCCGATGACGACGAAGCCGGGCGTCTGGTCCGGCGTGCCGTCGGCGCGACGCGACACGGCCGCGACGACGTCGCGGGCGTTCTCCGGCGTCTGGATCGCCGCAGCGGAGGCCTCCGGTGTGGTGGCCGGCTCCTTCGCGCTCTCCGGCGTCTCGGCGGCAGGCTTCGTCTTGCTCTCGGTCATAACCCCTCCCAGGGCTCAGATGGTGCGGTGGACAACCACAGGGCGGCAGGGGCACGCCTGCCGCCCTGTGAGCTGGATCAGACGGCCTGGTGCAGGACCGCGATGGCGGAGTTGTCCTGGATGTTGCCGTCCAGGCGCTGGAAGCCGAGGAACCCGACCTGCAGGAAGTCGGCGTACCGCTCGGTCAGGCGCAGCGTCTGCGCCCCGGCCACGACGCGAGCGACGTAGGCCGCCCGGATGTCGCCGTAGATGGCCGACTTGCTGCCCGCCGCGAGCGCCGGGAGCGAGTTGTCGACCGTGTAGGGCTGCCCGTTGATGGTCGACGGCACGCCGCCAGCCATGGCCGGCACCCACAGGGGCCGGTTCTGGGAGTCCTTGAGCTTGCGGACCACCTTGACGACGTCGTCGTGCACGAGGTACTGGGCCCGGCCGCGGTAGGCCGGGTCGATCTTGTGCTCGATGTCGACGAGGTTGTCGTAGGTGATCGCCGTGGTGGCGGCACCCGTGACCTGGATGTTCGTGCCGGTGTTGATGCCGACGGGCTGGGTGGTGCCGGCGCCCGCGGCGAAGTGCGCGGCCGCGGCGCGGCCGATGCGCTCACCGAACTTGCGGGCCACGAACGCGTCGAGGTCGAACGCGGAGTCCTGCATGAGCTGCAGGGACAGGCGCACGATCTTCGAGGTGTACATGAAGGCGCCGAGCTCGATGTTCCCGAACGTGAAGTCCTGCTCGGTGACCTGCGTGTTCTCTCCGACGATGGCGCCGACGTTGCCGGTGTCGTTGTTGGACGGCCACTGCAGGTCGTTGCCGGTCGTGGTGTTCAGGACCTCGGCCAGGCCCAGGACACCGCCGTAGGCCTTGAGGGTCTCGACCATGCGGGCCAGGAACCCGGGCGGGACGGTGTAGCCACCGGCCGACGGCGTGCCAGCTGCACCGGCACGAGCCTCGAACCGGGACTGCAGCAGCCCGCGGTCCTCGGGAGTGACGGCCTCCATGCCGCCGCGCAGGAACGAGGAAAACGCGGTGCCGTACCGCGCGTCAGCGTCGGTGCGGTCCTCGGTGGTGGGGTTGGTGTCACCCTGGCCGGGGGCCGGGGCGTTCATCACCGCGTCCATGCGCGCGGCGCGCTCCTCGGTCTCGATCTCGTTGGAGAGCCGCTCGACGTCGGCCAGCGAGCGCGTGTAGGTCTCGCCGTCCTCCTCGGTCGACTCGTACCCGGCGCGCTCACGGCGGGCCTGGATGTCCTGCACGGCGGCCCACGCGGTGGCGCGCTCCTCGAGCAGGGTGCGCAGACGTGCGCTGGTCATGGTTGCCTCCCGGCATGACGATGGCCCGCGCGGTGGCGGGTCCTGGGGGTGAGGGGTTTCGGCGCTGCCGGTCAGAGCCGGAAGCGGACCTTCAGGGCGGCAGCTCGGTCGTCTGAGTGCTGCCAGTCGAAACCCCGGGTGGCGTCGGCCGGCGCGGGGTTCTGCTCAGCCTCGGCGGCAGGGGCCGGCGCGGGGGCGTTACCCCGGGTGGCGTCCTGCTCGTCGGGCCGGTCCCCGGCCGATGCCGGGGAAGTCTGGGTGCGGTCGGGCACACCGCGGGCGGCGCGGATCTCCGCGGCCTCCGTGGCGCGCAGACCGGCGTCGGTGTCCTCGTAGGCAGGGAACGTGACCCCGGAGACCTCCAGGAGGCGGACCTCTTCGATCACGCGGACGTCGACCTCGATCTCGACGGTCTCGCCCTTGACCTCCACCTCGATGGTCTCGGTCTTCCACGTGTCCCGGACGACGTAGAACCCGAACGACATGCCGGTGATCCGGCGCTTGTCGAGGTTGCGGACGAAGTCGCGCACGTAGGACAGCTCGTCGTCCAGGTCGGCGTCGACCGCCAGGCCGACACTGTCGGTCGCGAGGCGCAGGTCGCCAGCTGAGACGCGGGCGATCAGCAGCGAGCTGTTGTGGTCGATGAGGAACCGGGCGTCGCCCTCGGTCAGGGTCTTGTCGAACGCGGTCGAGGCGATCTCCTCGTACCAGCCCCAGCGGAACGGGTCGCCGATCGTGGTGCGCGAGTTGAACACGGCTGCGTGCCCGGAGAACCGGCGGGCCTCGTCCCCGTCGGCGCGCACGAGCATGCCGGTCGCGCCGGCGAGCGAGCGGGTGCGGTGCTCGAGCACCCGGGATGTGCCCGCCGCGCGGACGGTGTCACGCGTCAGCGTCGTCGTCATCTTCTCCTCCGGTGTTCGTGCTGTCGTCCGAGGCCTGGGCGCCGGCGGACTCGTTGTACGGGCGGTACGGCTCGTTGCCCCACTCGACAGGAGGCATGTCCTCCAGCTCGCGAGGCTCGTTCGGAACCATCCAGCCGTGCTGGATGCCTGAGGCGTAGAAGGCGGCGCGGGACTTGGAGTCGCCGCGCAGCAGGCCCTCGATCGCGAACTCCGCCTTCTCGGTCTTCGGGTCGCAGATCTCGCGTGTGATGCGCTGCTCGAACCGGTGGAAGTACGGCTTCAGGGCAAGGACCACGAAGCTGATGAACTGCTGCTCCATGCCGGAGCCCCAGCTCGTGGACTTCTCCTGGTCGTTGATGATCCAGCCGGGCAGGCCGAAGATCCGCGCGATATCCGTAGTGGAGAACTTGCGCTGCTCCAGGAACTGGGCGTCGGCCGGCGACATCGTCAGTTGCTCGTACTTCGCGCCGTTGTCCAGGATCATGATGTCGCCGGCGTTCGACAGACCGGTCTTGGCGCGCCACCGGGCGCGCAGGATCTGGGACTTCTCCTCGTTCAGCGCGGCGTCGGTGTGCAGGAAGCCCGACGCCATGAGGCCGTCCTCGAACATGCGGGCGGCCACATCCTCGGCGGCCGCCGCACCCTCGAAGGTGCGGCGCAGGTTCTCGATCCGCGAGATGCCGAGCACGCCGTCCATCGACAGGCCGGGCACGTGCATGATCTCCCGGGTCGTGAGCGACTTCTCCGGGTTGCCGTCGATGATGAACCGCTTGACCCACGGCAGGCCGACCACGTTGCCGTCTTCGACCTTGACCGTGACGCGGTCCGGGTGGATCGGCACCACGCTCGTCAGGCGCCCGTCGCGGGTGCGGACCTTGCGGATGAACGCGTTGCCGCGGGTCGCGGCGTGCGCCACGGCCGTCTCCCACGTCTCGAACGGGGTGCTGACACCGCCGTCCGTCAGCTGCTCCAGGGCCGGGATGTGCACCTCGGAGTGGTCGCCGTCGCGCTTGGTCACCCTGATCGGGCAGCCCGCGACGCCGGAGGACAGGATCTCCACGCACCGCAGCGCGGACCCAATCCGCATCGGGTCGCCCGAGTAGTTCTCCCTGCCCCACAGGTCGGAGCTGGACGCCGTCGCGCTGCTCCAGCTCACCGGGTTCAGGGGGTTCTCGATCGAGCGGGCCACCATGCCCGCGAGCGCCTGCAGAGCCCTCACTGCGTCCGGGCCTTCGTGTCGGGCCGCCGGGCGGGAGCGAGCTCGAAGGCCTCGCCGAGGATGCCGAGGACGGTCAGGAAGATCCCTGCGAGCAGGATGCCCCACCAGGGGCCGGCCAGGACGCCGACGGCGGCCGCGACCAGGGTCAGGCCTACGAGGAACAGCACGGTGTACTGCATGGGTCCGCGCCTCCTTTCACCAGATGTTCGGGCCGTCGTCGGGCGGGTTGTTCAGCCACCACAGGGCGCGGTCGAGCGTGAAGACCGTGGTGACCGCGCCGTCGATCCGACGGGGCGAGTCGGGGGTCTCTTTGACGATGCGGGCGAAGCCCTGCGACGTCGGCTTGGGCACGGCGTCGGCGACGTGCCGGGTCAGGACCGAGTCACCGTCGTGGGTCAGGCCGCGCAGCGTGACGTGCTCGTAGAAGCCCTGCGTGGCCTTGCCCATGCGCTCCGGGCTCTGGGGATAGGCCTCGACGGGAAGGCCCTCCTCCTGCAACTCGGTGAACGCGTCCTGCCACAGGTAGTCGTCCCAGGG